CAATTCAATACTGAATTAATCATTATAAATAATACATTTATTTTGAATATAATATTTATTTTTCACAAATCAAACCTTATTTAAAAAATTGTTTCGGATTATTTACGGATTCTCCTTGTTTAACACATTCGGCCAGCCATTCTTCTGGTATAGTTTTTTTGCTAACATGAGTTATTCCTAGTTTATTTGCATAAGCTTCATATGTAGTTTTACTGGCTTTTGAAATTCTTTGATTTGGATTCTGAAACACCATTCGGATATCAATGCCCGGATTACTTTGTAATACATGTTTCATTTTTTTACGATCGGTTGCAGTCCAACGACCTTTTGTTTCTATATATATCATAGAACCATTGCGTTTAGTAAACACAAAGTCTGGTGTATATTTTGCATCTCGTTGAGGAACTATGTATTTAATTACATCGGTCTCATAACGAAGTTCATAAGATGTTTCTTTGATTTGTTCTGCTACTAAAAGTTCTAATCCAGAACGGTAACCGTATTTATAAGCTGCCTGACGTTGTTTGCTGCCGGCAGTGTGCCAATGATTTTTTTTCATATTTTATATTTTATAACTATTCTCTTTCACTAGAAATATCTCTGCCAGACATTCCTGGAATAAACTTTTTAGAAGGAGTTCGATCTAAATCAGCTCCACGTTGTTGAGGACTACTAACACTCGATCTTTTAGATGTTGTTAATCCATGTTTTCTCATATAATCCATAATCTCTGGACCTGAAGGTGGTGTCTTTTGACTGAAATATGGTTTATTTAGATCTATTGGTTTTTTATAGTATTTAGAATTTTTATTTATTGCATCTTTATATGCTCCAAAACTTAATCTAGTATCGCCAAACTTTTTATCGTTACAAACTATTTTATCAAACTTTACTATTTGTTTTCCTGAATTATATAATGTGCATTTTATATGTGGTGCAAGACCTCTCTGCTGTTTTAAGACAGCACATGGATATGCACCTGGCCTATATAATTGATCGTACACAGCATTCATCATGAATGTCCATTCTTCATATGATTTTTTTAACCAATAATGTGCATTATTATTTTCTTTATCCAATTGTGCACCATATCTGGAAGATATTATAATACTAACTAATGTCCAAAATTGCCTGTAACTATAAGCACCAGATTTTTCTCCAATATTATTTTTTTTAGCTGCAGCTGCAGCTTTTGGATATCTATATACCCATTGTACTACACCTTTTATAATATCATAAGCAATTCTATCAGTTTTCTTATACCAATCCTTTTCCCATTTTTTATATATTTCTCTACCTACTTGAGCGTCTCTTAGGCCACCGCATGCACCAAGTTGTGTCTCAGCTTCTTTTTTCCAATTCTTATGATGATCAAACCAATAAATTAAACCGTTATTATCACTAGAATTCATTTGTTTAAATACTGCTTGTATAGATAAATCAACAGATTTATTTATGTTTATTTTTGTTCGTTTAACATCTGATGGCAATGCATGTTTATCAAGCCAATTAATATCTGGTGTATAAAATTGAGGAAGGCCGTTGACAGGAGTATTATTCCAAATACCGATAACTTTATTATCATTATTTTTTAACGTAGAATTGCCATCAGAATCTATATCAATACTACCATATTTTACGCCTCCAACATGTAACGTGCCTGATTTCGGAATAAAAAAGGAAGCTCCACCAGATGCTTCATATTCACTACTATTACGAATACCCTTTATAATAATTTCTTGTTTAGCCCAACCAGGATTAAATACTTTATTATGTTGTTCTTTTTCTTTTTGACCTACATATTGGTCATAAGCTTTTAACATTCCAGAATTAAATTCAAAAGATTTTTCATCTGGCCAATATACTCCATTAGAATATGCTTTTAACGATTGTTCTCGTAATAAAGTTAATTCTTCTCGTATAATATATTTTAATAGTTTATTCATTTTATATAAATATAAGTTACCAATCAATCATTACTAAATTATTATTCCACATCATTACATTATCTGGCTTAAAATCTAAATCTAAATCTAGATCTGGTAATCCTATTCGTTGTACATCTTGTTGCAAAGCTCGTAAAAAATTAACCAAAATTTCATTGATATTTCGAGCTCCATCTGCATCTAAATAATCAAATATAGAAACTTCTCCTCCTTGACTTCTAGCAAAATCTTTATATCTACTTAAAAACATGTTAATATCACTTTTTAAACCCATCGGTAATGGACTAGCTTTTGACATAATATACATATTTTTTCCATTAACATAATGCACAGGAATAAACGTTGTATATAATTCATATTTTCCAACAATTAATTCTGCTACTTTATATTCTTCAGTTTCTGTAGTTATTTTAAAAAGTTTATCTTCCCCATTAATACTATAAATACGACCATTATCTCCTTTGTCAAAAAATTGAAATTCTTTGTTTTTAATTTTATCTGTTAGTCTATTAGATTCTTCTATAGATATTTCCAATAAAATCTGTTTAAGTCGCATTATATATCCTTAAATGTTATATTTTTATCTAAATCAATTTGAACAATAAAATTTAAATCGACATCTGGTCTTTTTCTAATAGGTTGTGCTGGTTTTCCTATTGCTAATAATTGTCCAGCATCATTATATAATCCAATTGTAGTAATATACGGAGAAAAATCACTCGACGAAACAAATGATTTAAATGATTCATTATCATCTTTAGTTAATGTTAAATTAGAAGACATATTAAAATCACTTTTATCGATTCTAGTTAGAACATTTAATTCATGTATTGTTTTTGTACTCCTGTAACTAGCAGTATATGGTAATGTTAATATATCATGAAATCTATAATTAGGTGTAGATATAACTGCTAAACCTTGTTTATTAAATACATTTCCAATATTATCTGTCTGTAACATAGATCCTGTTTCGCTTCTATTTCCTAAATAACCAACTTCTGTTGATGTTAATGATTTATTATATATACGTATTTCATCTAATCTTCCAGATAAATAATTTGAATCTTTATATCCTCCAATATGAATTGCAGAATCATTATGATATGGAGCAGATTGTGAAAATGGTGATGTTACATCTTGTAAAGCAGCATTAATTTTTGAAGATTCTAATGTTCCATTGACATATAATTCCAATGTTTTTGCTGATTTTTGACAAACAACATGAGTCCAATCCGTTATAGCAGAAGTTGATACTACTTGTGTTTTTAAATTTGTAGAACCAGCAACCGAAAAAATAATTTGATTACTCCCAGATAATTCTATTTTAAATGGATATTGTACATCTAATGAACTACTTGCTTTTGCAATAATTAAATCATTTTCTGTTGTATTATTAGAAGCAGAAATAAATAAAGAAATAGAATAATTATTATATCGATCATAATATCCATTTATATTAGTTTCAATATATCCATTATTATTAAAATTAGCAGCTAATCCAATATTTTTTTGATATCCATCAGTAGCAGTTATGCCGTTTGTAAATGTAACATTTTTATATGTATATGGTATTCTAGATTTATCAAAAAATTCATTAAATCCTTCATAAAATGCCAACTTATTAATAATAGATTCTGTAGGAAAAGTTGAATCTAATAAATTTCCATATCGATCACTATGTACCAACCTAGTATCACTTCCATATAGTGAAGCCCCATATATAGCTGTACCATAAACTGTAGCATCAGATGCAGTTATAATAAATGAACTATGTTTTATACCTTCTCCAATTTTTAATTGTGGTATTGAAAATATTGAAGCTGTTTGAAATAAATGTTTTTTAGTAAAATTTAAATTATTTGGTCCAAATGTATTATATGGTTCTGTTTTTCTTTTATAGAATAAATGGTCTATAGAAAAATATGTTACTGATTGTAAACTATTATCTATATTTTTTGCATCATTTATTGTTAATTCTGATCCTATTGCTGGAAGATTATTTGTTTTTGTATAAACACCTTGCAGTGGTAACATACTTGACGTAACACTACCAGATAAAATAGTAAATTGTTTAAATGATTGAAATGGGTGAACATTAACATCAGCCGAATCTATTTTTTTAAAAACAGAAACAGTTGGTCCGCGGTTATTATCATCGGTATGTTGTATTCTTGATTCTGGCATAATAATAGAAACTTATTTGTATCTATTATAAATATCAATCAAACTAAATACGCTAGTAATCTAATTTAACACGTATTAACGCTTCTCTAGAGAATGATTTTAATAATGGTTTACTTAATTTAGCAACTGCTAATAATTCTCTACTGTTATTATATAACCCAACAGATGTTATATAAACCTTTGGATCTGTTTGAAAATTAGGCTGAACTAATTCGCCTTGACTTCCGGTAACATAAGAAGGATTATTAGAGAAATTATATTCTGCATTTTTTATTCTAACAAAATAATGTGTGCTTGTTATTTGTTCGGAATTTCTAGCTTGAAATCCATATGGGTCGCTAGTTGCAGCATTTGTTATAGCTGCAGATCCTGATATTGAGTGATATAATCTAAAATGATTATTTCCTTCTGAACTAGATCCACTATTAGTTTGGAAATTTAAATCTGCATCTAATTTTTTACCATCTAATATTAGTA